ATCATTCCCGGCTACGTCACCGCCACTACGTTGACCCCCAACGAAATCGTGGTGGGCGGATCGGTGACCGTCGCAGGTGCGGGAGCGGCATACAACGGGACGCACACCGTCTATGCCCTCCCGCAATACCTGCCGATCAACACCAACACTGACGGCATCATCGAATACGACACCTCGTATCCGTTGGCCAACGCTGTCATGTGGGCATCGACGCAGACACCCGAGACGATCAACGCCATCAGTGGCACCATCGCCTACACGCCGACCTGCACCTGGATCACCGGCACCAACATCCAAGACTGGCTGGGCATCACCTTGGCCGGTGGCGCAGAAACCACGTTCCTGAACCAGTGCGCGGCCGCCGCTAACGCCTTCTGCTACCGACGCCGTGAGGAGTCCGGGTATGTGGACGCACTGGCCACCAGCCCGTCCGGTGACGTCACCCTCGGAACGATCATGTATGGCGGCGCCCTGTACCGTCAGCGTGGCGCCATCGACCAATTCGCGTCGTTCACCGAAATGGGCACCGCACCCACCGTGGGCCTTTCCCCACTGATCAAGCAACTGCTTGGCATCTCGAGGCCGCAGGTCGCATGACATGGCCTACACCGATCTGTTCAACGAAGCGATTGACGACCTGTCCGCCACCCTGGCGACGATCTCCGGTCTGCGCGTCGTAACTGATCCGGGCAAGATCAATCCACCCTGCGTCTTCCTGGACGCCCCCAGTTGGACGTCGTTCAACGGTGGCAACATCGTAAAGATGGATTTCTCCGTGCGCGTCTTCTCGCTGGGCCCGTCCAACCTTGACGCCCTCCGCAACATCCTGGCGATCTGCGCCCAACTGTTCGAAAAGAACATTGCAGTCACAGACGGCCGGCCCGTATCGGTCGTTATCGGCGGCCAAGAATTCCCCGCCTACGACCTCACAATCCCCTTACAAGCACAGGTGGCATGACATGGCATATCGCATCATCTCCGCGCGTCTGGGCGAACCTGGCGCAATCTGGACACCCGTGGAGGGCATCAACGTCGAAGCGTTGATCGCCGGAGGATTCATCGAGGACACCCACACCACCCCCGGCAAATCTGCTAAAAATAAGAACAAGGCTCCCGACGCCGCCAACACGGATCAGGAGTAATCATGCCCACGTCGACATACCTCAGCAACCCAGTCGTCACCGTCAACGCTGTCGACTTGTCCGACCAGTGCAGCGGCGCCAACCTCAACCAGACGTTCGCGCAGTTGTCCAACACCGCTTTCGGTGACACTGCCATGAAGTACACGGCCGGTCTGCAGGAGAACAGCATCACCCTCGATCTGTACTGGTCGACCGCCTCGAGCGAGACGTACGCCACCCTCAAGGCGCTGGTGGGCACCTCCACCAACGTGACCATCAAGGGATCGTCGGCCGCAACGTCGGCCACCAACCCGCTGGGCACCCTCACCGGAGGCTTCCTGGCTGAACTGCCGGTCGTCTACACGGTGGGCGAACTGGCCACCTGCTCGATCACCTTCAACGGTGGCACCTTCGCCTGGACCGAGGCGTGATTCATCCCTAACCCGAAAGGCCCGACATGAAACTGCATCTCAAGGTTGATATCGGTGATGGCCCGTTTGTGGTCACCACCAACCTGCAAACCATCATCGCCTGGGAGCGTAAGTACCGACGCAAAGCCGGTGACCTCGCAGCCGGGATCGGCATGGAAGACCTTGCTTTCATGGCATGGGAAACGTGCAAGCAGAAGAAGATCGTGGTGCCCGTCGAATTCGACTCGTTCGTGGCGCGTCTCGTCGAGTTGGAGGTGGTGTCGGAGGAGGCGTCCGGCCCTTTCCCTCCGGCACCTACCGACGCTCTTTAGCAGAACTGCTAATCAGCACAGGCTGGTGGCCACCTGATGTACCCTTTGACACGGACGACCTTGCGACGGTCGCCGCAATCTTCAAGGAGCGAAACAGGTGACAGCGAGTATCCGGGTGGAAGGCGTGGCGGAGACCCTGCGGGTACTTCAACGCCTCAACCCTGAACTTCGTAAAGACCTAATCCGCGACATGAAGAAGGTGGCCAAGCCGGTCACCGATGCCATAAAGGGCAACTACACCGACGAATTGCTGTCCGGCACGACCCGCACCTGGGCACCTCGAGGACGCACCATTTTCCCGTACAGCCGTGGCAAAGCGGCCGCCGGTGTCAAGGTCAGCGCGTCGGCTTCCAAGCGCACACAAACGATTCTGGCTATCAGCCAGAAGGATCCTGCCGCGTCCGTCTTTGACATGGCAGGCCGCAAGACCGCTAACCGGTTGGGACAAGCCTTTGACACACGTTTCCCGGCACCGTCGCGCGTCATGTGGCGATCCTACGAACAGGCTGACGAAGGCATGCTGGACGAAATCCGGCAGGTTGTCGCCCGCGTCGAGGACAGCCTGACCGCCCTGCAGAAAGCGATCCTGTAATGGCCATCAAAATTCCGATCATTACCGAACTGCAAGACGAAGGCATCAAAAAAGCCAAGCGCGAATTCGACAAATTCAAGGGTGCCGTGGCCGGAGCCGAAGGCGGCATGGGCAAATTCAAGGCCGGTTCCAAAGCCATCTTCGACGGCATCCAAGCCAACGCCGCCACTTTCGCCACAGCAGCCGCAGGCGCCTTCGTCACCTTCGCCGCCCAAGGCGTCACCGCCTTCCAAGAACTGGCGTTGTCAGCCGACAAGTTTGCCGGGGCCACCGGACTGGCCGTTGAAGAAGCGTCACGCCTCATGGAAGTAGCCGGTGACCTCGGCATCGAGGCCGGCACGGTGGAAACCGCCATAGGCAAAATGAACCAGAACTTGGGCAAGTCGCCAGACCTGTTCGAGGAACTGGGCGTCCAAGTGGAGTACGCCAAAGACGGCACCGTTGACGCCAACGAAACGTTCCTGAACGTTATTGACCGACTCAACAAGATCAAAGACCCGGCGGAGAAAGCCCGTGTCGCCACCCAACTGTTGGGCAAGGGATGGCGCGACATGTCCAACCTGATCCAACTGGGATCGGACGACCTCCGCAAGTCGCTGTCACAAGTGTCGGACGCCAAGACGATCAGCCCGGAAGAAGCGGCCAAAGCCAAAAAGTTCCGCGACAACATGGACAACCTCAAAGACACCATTGAGGATCTGTCCTTGCAGATTGGCGAAGTACTGGTGCCCGCAATCGCAGACGCAGTTGAGCAAATCGAAAAACTGAATGTGCCTGAAATCGGTGGCGGATGGTTCGAAACAAACTTTGGCCGCACACCCACCCAGAAGTACGTGGGCAACATGAAACTTGTCCAAGGCGCATTGGAACTAATCGGCTTTTCGTTTGGTGAGGCGAAGCAGGATGAACCGTTGATCTCCGACGAGGAAGTCAACAACATGCAGATGGCGGCCACAGACCTCGAGAATGCCAACCAGCAAACCTTGAACCAGATCAAGTACGGCAGACTCAACCCGTTCAAGGGCACCACCGACTCCGCCAAAAAACTGTCTACCGAACTAGAAAACATTGACAAAGCGTGGCAAAACCTCGTCGACCGGCTGACAGCAAAAACCGTCTTTGACGAAGCCACCACATCTTTGACTCGGCTCGAGGAAGCAGCCGCCGACGCATTCGGTGCACCCACCCAAGAGAACCTGGCGACCTACAACGAGCAGGCCGCGCAATTCGCCGGACTGTTGGCCACCATCGCCGGGAACATGGGCGCGATCTCGTCCATGGCGATCAAACTGCGTTTTGAGTTGGACGGCCCGGCGGCCGCATTGGACCTCGCCAAATGGCTGGCCGGTGGCGCCGAGTACGGCAACCTGACACCCTCCCAACGTCTTGGTGAGGCAGGTCTGTCCATCGGTTCACCGTTGCCCCCACTCAGTTTCGGTGCGCCCACCATGACGCCTACCAGCACCACGTCAAGCGGCACTGTCAACAACATCACCGTCAACACATCAGCCGACCCCAACGCAGTCGTCGACGCAATCCAACGATGGAGCCGCAACAACGGTGCCGTCCCGCTGGCAACCACCACAAACATCAGGCGCTGATCATGGCAATTACGACAACATGGAAAGTTGACATTGGCACCCAAGCCGCCCCGACCGACTTCACCAGCCGTGTCATGTCCATGTCAATCAACCAGCGGGTTGACGTCAACGAAATCGGCCGTGGTCAATGCGTGATCACGTTGCTGAACAAAGACGGTGCATTGACACCGGGTGGCGGCGGCACCTACTCCACCACCGACTGGTTTGCCCAAGGCATCTACATCAACATGTCCACCAGCACCGGAGGCGCGTCAACCAGCATCGACGTATTTGACGGCGTAATCGTCGACTTTGACCTGGTGGACAACGGTGTCTATTCCACGGTGACTATTACCGCTTTGGACGGCCTGACCGTCGCCGCCAAGACCGTAGGTAGTTCAATCGGCCAATCACCGTTCGCCCAGAACTATGGCGTCATCTACTCAAACCTGGTTGATCGAACCGGCATCGTCTTCCCGCGCCTCGGACGCACCAACGCAGAAGGAATCGTGTCCTACGAATGGAACGGCACCACATGGC